CTTCGTGCTTGCGGATGTTTGTCTGTCATAGCACGAATTGCTTTTACCGTTTCAGGAAAGCCCATGCGTCTATGGTCTTGATCTACCAAGAAGAAGTTTGCTTGTTTCTTACTCCATACCTGTCCGGCCACATAGTCGCTTGTTTCAGCGCCCTTAAATGTACAGTCCCACGATTGAGCCATTTTATCGATGTGTACTGGATATATCATTACATCATCACTCAAGCCCCATTCACGCTTTTGCTCTGGTGTTCGGACATAATACCGCAACCATTCACGCTTAAATATAGCACCGCCAGCCGGAGTCGGACGTTGTTGGTAAAGTGAAGCCCATGTTCTCGAACCAACTTCAACCTTTTTATCGGCTGCCCATTGTTCATCGAAGCCAAGTTCCGGGCATAGTGCCTCACCTTCAGCACGACCTAATAGATCGTTATCACCTTCTGCAATCGCCGGCAGTCGTAATCGAATCCATTTACGGGGACTCTTTTTCAATAGACGACCAATTAAATCATCTTCATGCCATCGTGTCATGATAACAATTAACGATGCTCCTTTATGCAAACGCGTTGAAAGTGTCGACTCCCATTCATTCCATATCTTTTCTCGAATAACAGGAGAAGCGGCTTCTTCAGCATTTTTGATAGGGTCATCAATGATCATTAAGTCAGCACCTTGACCTGTAATAGAACCACCAATACCAGTCGCAATCATACCGCCTCGTTTTCCTTCAACACCCCAATCTTTTGTGGCACTGTTGGATTCTGATAGCGATTCACCAAATAAATAAGAAAACTCACCAAACTTATTCCGATTCAAACGACCAAATTTTGTAGCAAGGCCATCAGAGTACGCAGCTGCAATAACGCGCTTATGTGGATTTCTCGCAATGTAATAGCTCGGGAATGTTTCAGTCACTGTCATTGATTTACCATGACGCGGCGGCATTTCGATAAGCACCGATAGTTCTTCACCGTCAGCAATGCGTTGTAGCGTTTCGCAGACCAGCTCTGTATGTCTGAAATGCTGAAAATGTCCATGATGTACATATTCAACATAATCACGATAATTACGACGAGCGAGTTCTTGCATTGCTTCAGCTGCTAATACATCAAGTTCTTCATCGCTTAGCATTTGCAATGGCTCTCAGCTCCTCTGTGCTCAAATTACTGAAATCAACAACGCTAATATTTGTATTGCCAGTTCCCTTTGTTTCAGAACGAACTTTGGTGATATCAGCTTTTGTCTTCTCGATACCTAACTGCATTCCTTCAAGTTTCAAGCGGCGCTCATCATTAATATGGGCCATTTCGTCAAACTGCTTAATAAGGCTCCTAAATTCACTCATAGCTCTTGATTGAGCATTAAGAAAAGTAGCATGTTTATCCCAAGCGAGTTGAACCTCATATTCTATTTCATCGCCAAATGCTCCAGGTTTTTCTTTTTTTATTACGCTAGTCGTATCATCTTGATTTTGAACAAACATAATACTTTGTGCTCGGATGATTGCAGCATACTGAATCTGAATCTGGTCCCAAATTAAATCAGCGGGAGAACGTTCATTCATGCCCTCCATGATTTCTAATGTTTCAGGAGGAAGGAACTTGGAAAAAAAGCCATGTTTCAGAGCGTTTGAGTTTTGTTTTGGAGGTGCTGCATTTTTATTGCCTTTGTTCCCTTTTGCATTAGAATTACCATGGGGAGCACCCCTACTTCTAGTTTGTTGTACAACATTATTTTTAGTTTGTTGTACAACATTCCATTTATCACGCTGCTTCCATACTGCGACCTTCTTTTCGTCCACATCTAATTGTTCAGCAATTGCTCGGTTTGTAATCTCCCCATCATGCTGTTTCCATAACTCAAATGCTTCATCACGTTTTGGATCTCTTTTTCTAGCCACCCATCATCACCTGCCACCTCCTTTTGATTTGAGTTGTTTTGGAGCAAAGAAAAAAGCACCCGAAGGATGCTTTAATGATTTTTCGCATAACTTCTATTCCCTAGAGCAATAATAATCACCAGAGAAAAGAGGTGAAGCGAATGTATTTGTATATCAGCAAAGAAGTAATTCTACTGCTAATCCTCATTATTCTGTTCATTTGATTCTCATAATCATATGAACAAAACAGAAATGCCTTAGGCCCATCTAGGGCATTTCATCTTCTTTTATAATATGTCCAAAAGTAATAAATAAAATTATATATTTTTTAAAAAAAGCCACCGAAAGATGACTCTAAAATTACTTCTCATATATACATGATTTGTACGACAAAATTTCATACTTTTTACCTCTTAAAAAAGAGGTTGAATATGTTTATAATTTAAAATAGACAAGAGGACAGGCACTTTTACTATAGAGGTCCTTATTATGAAAACAAAAATATGTAGCACGAGAGAACACATAAAATTTGAACTTTTAATCTCCAAAAAACTATTTCCAGGCTTCTTAAGAAGATGGATTATACGTATGTGGGAATAAATTAATTATAAAAGCGGAAATTCCAAAAAATAAATTCTTGTCTTAATACAAACGAAAGCGTAAAAGTGCCCTGTTGATATCCAGACAGGGCACTTTTAGTAAATAAAATTATAAATATTTAATAACAAAGAGAACCAGAGAGCCTTTTCACGAAACAAGGAAAAGGCTCTCTAATTTTCTCTTTTCAATTTTCTTTTCTGCTCTCTCAAAATATGTTTGCACAGTACTTTTTCTCACCCCTAACAACTCCGCTGTATACTCAAATGTGAGCCCTTCCACTTTAACCATCATAAATACATCTTGTTCTCTAACAGTAAGCGTACAAAGAGCATCCTCGATTAATTCTCTTTGGAAATCTGATAGTTCTTGCGCTAACTCCTTATAAACATTATGAACAGGAAGGACATCCAGAACAGAAGGAGCCGTCAAATATACACCATTTTTATCAATACCGCGCCTTGCATCTGGATTTCGTCCTGTTTTCATCCATTCAATTGAATACTGCAAATCACGAATCATACTATTAATAATACCTTTATCGATTTTATCCTGTTCAGATAGGGTGCCTTTATTGTTTAACTCTCTCACCATTTTATTAGCCTCACGTAACGCTCTTTTGTATTCGAGTAATAACTTATTCATGCTCCCACTCCTTCAAATAAAAATGAAAACAAAAAAGAACACCAAACAACGGTATAACATAACCGTTCGTTCAGTGTCCTCCAGATGGCCGGTAGAACTAAATTATTGACTTTTTTTATTTTTCACATCATCATAGTAAGCCTCTTTAATTTCTTTTTCTCTCTTAATAAGATTTTTATATTCCCATTCAGAAAAAGCATTGCTATTCTTAAAAATTTCTGTTTTTAATACATAAGGTTTATTTAAATATATATAATGTTTATTACTCTCAATAAATTTTTCTAAGTTAAACCTAATATATTTTTTAGGACTTAGATTCTCAATATCTATACGATTATTCCTCTTATCGATATTTACTATCTTCATATCTACATAACCTAACATTTTTTTCAATTCATTAATTATTTGATCCCTATCCTTACTTCTATAGCAGTGAGAATTAACTAATAAGAATTCAATATCAAGTGTATTTTTTTCACCAAAAGCAAATGTACTATATTTTTTTGAAAAAACCCTATTTGTAATCTCAAGATAAATATTAAAAAAAGGATAAACCGAAACTACAAACCCATTATCAGTAATGTGTTCGATGTTCATGATATTATTATCTATATTTTTGTTGTATTCATTGGCCATCGTCTCTAAAAATCTTGGTTCATTTATTTCATAAGCTATTTCAGCTGTAATAAAGCCTTTACCAATTCCTTTAACTATTTCTCTAATTCTAGCATAATCACTTGCTTTATTTATTTTTATCCAGCTATCAATTTCTCTCGTCATAACAAACGTTCGATTTTTATTTATATTTACATAATTTATGATTTTCTCTTTGAATTTATTTTGCTTTAAAAATACTTTTCTTAATTCTTGTACTTCTTTTTCATTTTGGTTTTTGCTTAATATCGATTTAAATAATTTTTCCGCTTTTTTTCCTAATTTTATATAAGGGGTTTCAATTCTATCCGGGAGAACAATATCTATTCTAACTAAAAATTGGTTCCACTTTTCGACTCTACTTTTAGCATTAGGAACTGTTTCTAACAATTGCATTAGTCGACGATTCTTTAATTGATTAGAAACCAAGTTTCTTTTATCTTTTTGAGCTGTTCTACCAATTTCACCAAATTCCTCAATACAATCACTGCCTACATTTATAACAATATTTGTAAGTTTATTTTTTATAAAATGAATATATCGGTTCTTTGTTCCACAGAGCTGACATTTTACCCATTGTTCTTCATTAGGACCTAAATCAAGAGTTAATCGGTTGTTAGGAGCTTTGGTAGTAACCCATTCATCGATAGAATTATTTAGTAAATCTGAACGCATTTCATTTACAATTTGTTTTTGTGTAGTATTCAAATCACTGTAACTAAGGTTTTTGTTGTTCTTTAATAATTCCATAAGCCAAGGAACATTACTTCCCTTAAGCGTTTCACTAAATAATAATTTATTGGTCTCTTTTTTTGTAAAAACTTTTCTACTCAAAAATCCTCCCCCTCATCGAACTTAACTCTCTTCACCTTGCCTTGATGTGTAACAATCTTCGTCTCCCCATGTTCCGGTAGACGAGTAAGCTTAGCCTTCCCATCACAAACCACAATGGCAAAACTTCCTTTTTGCTCCATTATATCAACATGTAGTGTCATTGTACTAGGATCTATATCAATATTTTGTAATCTCATGAAAAGATTCCCCCTTGTGTGTTAAAATAATAGTGTCTAATCATAGAGAAATCTCTAATCGATCCCCGTTGGCAGACGGGGAATTTTTATTTATATAAGCCCCTTCTTCTTTCTTGCAGCAACAGCTTTTTCGGGTCTCCATTTATAATCCATTTTCGTATTCTTTTTAGCCTGTTTCATTGACCTAATCGGATGCTTTTCTATATAAGCTAACCGTTCCTCTTCAGTCATTTTCCATTCACGAACTTCACCAATCATTTGTTTTAAACCTCCTTCTTATTAATAAAATTCAGTGGATATAAGGCCACATTGAATTTTGCTAGTTT